CGCATGAGGCCCAGCCCATGGCCTCGATATCTTCATGTCACGGGCCGCGAGAAAGGGCGCGTTGTTACCCTCGCCTTTCGCCTATGGCACCCCTCTTTTTGGCGATTCTTGTGGGATGGTCTCCGCGTAGAGCCGCGATGGGCCAAGCCAGTGGGCTTTCTGTGGGCCATATATCAGCTATGTCGGCATAAAACCATGGCCACCGTCGACCTGCGAGAGATTACGTGTAGGAGCTGGTCATGTTAGGCGGGGGGAAGCTACCAGACACGAAGGTGCCGCGCAACACGGTGGCGACGTTGCAGGGGCGAAGTGCTGAGGGGCACTTCGCTGTAGGCAACAGGGGTGGCCCGGGCCGTCCCTCGAGGGCAACGGAGGCCAAGTATCTCAAGGCGATGATATCCGTTGTCACGGTAGAGGACTGGGTAGAGATTGCAGAGCGTGCGGTGGCAGATGCAAAGGGAGGAAATTGGCGAGCTCGAGAATGGCTGAGCCAATATCTGATCGGCAAGCCAACGCAGGTGATTCAAGAGGTAGATCAACGGAGTGTCCAATTTGATCTCGGCACCCTTAGCGACGAACAGCTTGGAGTCCTTCTCCGAATTGCTCAACCCCTGCTTGATCGAGGCGGAGCTAGCGGGGAGGAGTCTGAGTAAGTACATCAAGCTAGCGTGGCACGTCGTAGAGCCAGCGACGCCGTACTGCAGCGGCTGGCACATTGACGCCATAGCAGAGCATCTTGAAGCGCTGACGCGGGGGGAGATTCGGAATCTCATAATCAACGTTCCTCCGCGGCACATGAAGAGTCTATCGGTGGCGGTGTTCTGGCCGACGTGGGTATGGGCGACGATGCCGGAAATTCGCTGGATGTTTTCGTCCTACGCGGAGGATCTGGCGTTACGCGATTCGGTGAAGTGTCGGCGAGTGATTCTGTCGCGATGGTATCAGCGGCGATGGGGGCACGCATTCAAGCTGACGGGAGATCAAAACCAAAAGCGGCGCTTCGAGAACGACAGGGGGGGATATCGTCTAGCACTGGGGGTAGGCGGCGGATCAACAGGCGAGGGTGGCGACATCATCGTAGTAGATGATCCTCATAAGGCGCTGGAGGCCACCAGTATTGCATCGCTGGAGAACGTGATTCAGTGGTGGGACGAGACGATGAGCACGCGAGCGAACAATCCTCAGAGCGTTCGCAAGGTGATCATCATGCAGCGCCTGCATCAGCGCGATCTCGTGGGCCACATTCTGAGCAAGGCCAGAGAAGAGGGCGGAGAGCAGTGGGAGCATCTTTGTCTGCCCGCGGAGTACGAGGCCAGCGCAAGAGTAACCGGCCTAGGATGGAAAGATCCTCGCAAGCAGCCCGGAGAGTTGTTGTGGCCACAGCGATTTGGCCGATCGGAACTGGCCAAGCTTCAGGTTGCTTTAGGCCCTCGCGGCACGGCAGGGCAGTTGCAACAGCGCCCCGCTCCTCTTGGCGGGTCCGTCTACAAGCGTGACTGGTGGGCCGACGAGAATCGCTATGATCCAGACGCTCCGCCTCCGACGGTAGCGCGCTTTTTGTCCTGCGACACAGCGTTGAAGGACAAAGAATCCAACGACTTTAGTGCAATCTCTGTTTGGGAGCTCGGGGCAGACTATCGCATCGCTCTGCGCTATGTCTGGAAGGACAAGCCCGCGTTTCCGGCGATGGTTGCTCAGATCGAAAAGATCGCAGAGCGATATCACGGAGACAATCTGCTCAAGGGCGTTGTCATCGAGGACAAGCAAAGCGGCACCACGGCGGTACAGACATTGCGCCAGATGGCGCCTCCTTGGCTACAGAAGATTATTGTTGAGTGGATTCCTCGTGGCGATAAGGTTTATCGCGCCAGGCAGGCGAGCCTTTGGTGCGAGCGAGGGCGCGTTCTGCTGCCTTATCCGTCGGAACGCGTGCCCTGGTTGCTTGACTTTGAAGACGAGTTTTTCGACTTTCCGGCAGCCGCCTACGACGACGTAACGGATACCGTGTCTCAGATCATTATCTATCTAGAATACTATCTGGCATCCAGCTGGCAGCGCGAGATTAAGCGCGGGAGGACCGCATAGTGTTGGTGTCGCCTCTTCACTCCAGAATCAGCGCGGCAGCTGACATCAAGTCTTGGGCTCGTTACTATGAGACGGAGCAGCCTCCTCGTGAAATGTACAAGCTGCTTCGCATGTACTATCTCAACAACGGGCTTTATGACGAGTTGTGGGATGCCTTGTATGCTGTCTCGGCACACGAGCAGGGGCTTCGCTCTCTGCGCAATCCGGCCTATCGCGCCGTGGAGTTTTACCCCGCCAAGCTGTGGCCGGGGGCTCTGCCAGATGCGCTGAAGATTCAAGCCAAGAACAAGGCCATCGTTGAGCCCATTCAGAATGTATGGCAGTGGAGCAACTGGAACGCAGCAAAGCAGCGCGCGGCTCGCTGGGTGGCGCTCTACGGCGATCTGTTCATCAAAGTAGCCCAGCCGACGGACGGTAGTCGGGTGTTCTTTCAGCTGCTGGAGCCTCAGCGGGTCACCGACTTTGACACCGACGAGCGCAACTATCTACAGTACATCAGAATCGACACGCCCAAAACGCGGCGCAACGGGGACGACACAGAGGCCTACACGCATACCGAGGTGTGGGACAAGGGCGCCGGAACATTGCGCATCTGGGAACACGACAAAGACGAAGAGGCGGACATCAAAAGTCTTCCTGATCCGATCGTCGAGATGGGAATTGAGGAGGCCTTCAAGGTCGATTTCATTCCCATCGTTTACGCGCCCATGCGCGACATTGGAGACGCCCGAGGCCTCGGCGCCTTTACGCAGTGCCTGGACAAGATCGACGAGGCCAATCGAATGTGTACCAGGCTGCATCAGATGCTATGGCGACACAACAACGTGGTTTGGGCGCTGCGCGCCAACGCCACCGACTCCTCGGGGCGGCCTATTCCTGCGCCAGACATCGACACAGACACGGACGGCGAGGTCACGCTGGGAGACAATCGGCTGCTCAAGCTACCGGGCAACAGCACGCTGGAAAGCCTGGTGCCCAATCTCTCCTACGGCGACGCGCTGGCCATCTTGAACGCTCACATGAAAGAGTTGGAGCAAGATCTTCCCGAGCTCGCTTACTGGCGGTTGCGTGACCTGGGAGAGCTCAGCGGCAAGGCAGTGCAGTTGCTACTCTCGGATGCCATTGACAAGTTGCTCGAAGCGCGTAGTAACGCGGAGGCCGCACTGGTACGTGCCGATCAGATGGCGCTGACCATTGGCATGAAGTTTCGTGTGTTCGAGCAGTCTTTGGGCGACTATGAGGATGGCGCGCTAGATCACTCGTTCGCTGCACGCGAGGCTATTCCGATCCCTGAGCGAGAAAGAGCTGAGACCCTGGATCTGTACGTTCGCTCGCAAGTGCCTCTCGCCACTGCACTTGGGCGCGTGGGCTGGACCCAGGATGAGATCGCTGTCATGGAAAAGGAAAAGAAGAAAGAGGAGCGCGCCAAGAGTCAGTCAATGGCCGCAACGCTTCTGCAGGCGGAGAGAATGAGGGGGCAGGAGGATGAGCCTAACAACGGAAACGGAAACGGCGATCAAGCCACATCTGGCGCGACTGAATCAGTGGCTGAGCGATCAGCAGGCGCAGATCGTCAAGGCGTGGCTGCGCGTTGAAGAAGAGCTTACCCCCTATTTAGAGGCACTTGGAGCGGTCGGTTCCGATGCACCAGAGCCCTATGCCTGGCCCTCCTACGGCAGGCTCATCGTCACGGCAGAGGAAACGCTGCGAGCGTTTGCGGATCGCTGGCGCCGATATCTCCATGAGCGACAGGGCGCATTTCTTGAAGAGGGGCAGAATATCGGCGCCGAGCTCTGGATTGCCCAGGGGGGCGAGCCTCGCCGCGCGGGAGATACGCCCTTCCTGGATGCTGAATGGGACGTCTACTTTGCGCGAGCCGTTTCGGCGGGCCTTCTGGGCATTCTCCAGAATACACAGCGGGTGGAGGCAGGCGTCGTGGCCGGGGGGCTGGCCGGCGCACGCGAGACGCTGGAGCGCGTGCTGCGCGTGGCCCACGACTACGAGATGGCCGCCGTGCGACACGGCGTTGCACAGGCAGGAAGAGGCTCTACACTTTATCAGCGAGTCGCCACGCTGGATGAGCGAACCTGCATGGCTTGCATCATGCTGGACGGCATGTTGTATCGGTCGGAAGACGAGTTCGATGATCATCCCTATGGGCGTTGCATTCTGGTGCCTCTTTACTCGGATACGCGCCCTATTCGCCCGGTGGGCGGCGGCGCCAACTGGTTTTTAGCTCTTCCCAAGGAGACGCAGCGAGCCATCATGGGGCCGGAGTATTACGCCGCATGGATGGCGGGAAAGTTCGATCTGTCGGATTTGATCAAGTGGCTGGCGACGGGCTACGCCGTAGTTCGCGCCCTGCACGAGCTAACGAATGAAGACGAGGAGGAATAGTTGCTGCTGAACGTGGCCGTGCTCAATCAGGGGTGGATACGCATTGAGGTTGTTCAGCAACTGCTCATGTTGGCTCGGAACAAGAACTGGAGTCTTCTTCTGGAGGCGGCGGGCCGACAGGCGGATCCCGCTGCGATCCGTGAGGCAGTCGGCAAGACCGAGCGGGTTATGGTAATGAGCTTTCCAACCGAGGCGCCCATTGCCAGCAACCGATGCGCCATTGCCAAGCACGCGCTCGACATCGGCGCGAATTATCTGTTCATGTTGGACGACGACACGTTCATGGGCGGCAGCCCGTTGCCGTTGCTCGAAAAGGATCTCGATGTGGTGGCTATGCCTGCGCTGTGCTTCAAGCCGCATCACTTGCAGGATGGCCCCTTGCGCTGGAATATCTCCTATACGACCCGCGAGGGGCAGCCGTTGCGCGAGCCGTCCGAGGACGGGCTTTTTTGCAAGGTGGCCAGTATCGGCACCGGCGCCATGCTCATCGCCAGACGCGTGCTAGAACATCCCGACATGCGCGCCCCCTTTCGCGACGAGTTCAATGAGGACGGCGTGCGACTGGTCAGCGAGGATTTCAACTTCTGTGATCGCGCTCGCAAGGCGGGGTTCGACGTATGGGCTGCGCTGGAAATGCCCTGCGGCCACGTGAAGGAACTGGATTTGAAATTGGTCAAGGATCTGATCTCAAAAGGAGCGTCTTAGTATGCGCAAAAGTTCGTCTTTCTACTTGACCCTGTGGGCGCTGATCTTTCTCCTCCCGGCAGTAGTTTCCTGCGCCGCACAGCAAAGAGACATCACGGAGCTGCTGGGCGTCACATCCACTGGCCAGGCCACTATGGCCAACTCCATTCCCGTGGTGCTCGCCAGCGACCAGGGCGAGACCAACGCCTATGCGACCATCTTTCCGCAGGCAAACTACACGACAACGAAAACGAGTGACGCCCAATTGCGGCCCTCTTCGATGAAGGGCGCCTATCTTCTGTGGGACCTAGACGCGGTAGCCGCCGGTGCTCCGACGATCACTCTCTATGTGGACGTCTACGATGTGGTCGGGGACGAGTATACGGCCATCTATCAAACCGAGGCGCAGACCACGGCTACTATGAAAAAGGTGCTGCTGTATCCGGGCGCCGTGGACACCGACGCGCAGTTGCTAGAGGTCTGCCAGCTGCCTCTTCCGCATCAGT